AGCATGCCGATGACCGTGGTGATGACCCAGATCGCAATCTGTACCCACATGGTGTAGCCCTCAGACGATGGAATCCCCGGCGAAGGGGTTCTTGGCCGGAATCCAGGGGAACCCGCCGAAGTTGAGACTGTTGCCAAACTTGGACTGGCAGATGGCGAACGTCCGGTCGCAGCCGGCAAAAGCCTCGAAGGCCACACCCACAGCGAGCCCCGGCAGCACGGCCGAAAGCGTGATGGTGTCGCCCGAGTGATTGGTGATCATCCGTGGCACCCCGGCCACACGCAGATAGCCCCCGGTCAGCCAGCCCGATGCCTGCGCGAGGAAGGTGCTCGAGGTCACGTTCAGCCCGGAGAATGACGCCACCGTGCCGGCGAGCTTGTACGCCTGGTTGTTCACCCCGCAGCCCGGATCGAACAGCGCGTGACGGCAGCCGGTCTGGTAGTGGGCGCGCAAGCCCGGTCGCTTCAACGCCGTGAAGATCGACTCGCAGCGAATCTTGGCGGTGCTGCCGGCAAACACCACGGAAGCGACGCGCCCCTTCCACCAGGTGATGTACTCTGAATCACCGAGGTGGTTGCGGAACACCGTGAGCGACACGACACCGTTCGGGCGCGCCGCCGCGAAGAGTTGCGCCACGGCGAAGTCCCGCGCGCACTCGAGGTCGATGCCATTGCGGGCGAATTCCGGCGACTGCTCGACCGCCGAGCGGCGGATCACGGCGGGCTGGTAGCTCTCGACCTGATAGGTGATCGCCTCGCGGCCGCTCGTCACCGTCCATACCTGCTGGCCGAGGACGAAGCGATAGAGTTCCACCGGCTGGCCGGCGGCCGCCGAAATTTCCTGCGTGTTGTAGCTCATGAGGGTGTCCGGTCAGGCTTTCACGGAGAGCATCGGTACCGAGGCCTCCACGACACTGTCGGTCTGCCAGTTGAGTTCGATCTGGTCGGCGTCGAGTCGGGTCTTTTCCAGAAAGTAGATAGCGACCCAGTCCTCGGGATTGGCGTCGAAGCCGAAGGACTGATTGATCGTCATCACCTCTTCGTCGCCGATGGTGCCAGCTCCGAATCCCTGGATGGTGCGGAAGTACCACGTGCCGTTCTTGTGCAGGAAGGCTGCCTCGGTGCGTCCCGGCATCGGATTGAAGTACAGGGCGTAGCCGCGCGAGGCCACCGTCATCACCGTCTGGTTGGACAGGATTTTCTTGGTGGGGACAATGGAGGCTTCCCAGGTCGGATGCCAGAACGCCGTCAGCCGTCCCGCCCGCGCGGTCAGCCAGCCCCGGAAGGCGGCGATCTCGCTGCGGCTCTTGAAGATGTAGTCGAAGGCGCGGCGCACGAACGGGCGCGCGGCATGGTCATCCACCGCCGTGATGCCGGTGTCGAAATCGAGTACCTCGGCCAGTCGCCGGTAATCCGTCTCGACATCGCGCACCCGGTTCGGCCGCGTCGTCCAGACTGCGGTCGAGTTGAAGGTGGTCGCCGACTCCTGCTTCGTGATCGCCGTGGTGCCGGCAATGTCGAAGACCAGGCGCGCCGTCGCGATGGCGTCGGTCACCCTTGACACCGCCTGGGTCACGCGCAGCCGGGCCGTGCGTGCCGGCGCGACGAAGGCGCCTGCCGGCCACGTCTGCAGCAAGGGCTGCTTCAGGGTCACGGCATTGCTCGCCACCGAGAGCACTTCTGCCGCCTCGGTGTTGCGGCTGTCGCTGCCGATCACCAGCAGGCCATCGGCCTCGTACTCGAGGTTCGTGGTCGTGATCGGAATCACGGTGCTGCCGGCAGTGATCGCCGCCGAGAGGAACGCCTTGTCTGGCCAGATGGGCAAGGCATAGACGCGCGACTGCCAGGCCGACAGAAGAACGTCCAGCAACGCCGCATCGTCGCGCCCGACCAGGATCGAGAATTCCAGCGAGCGGCGCGGCTTGGCCCGCAGGCTGACCCGCTGCTCGGTGCCGTCGCGGGCAGTCAGCACGTCGGTCGCCCACATCAGGCGCTCCAGCCAGCCATCGGCCCAGTTGGGTTTCAGGCCGAACACCACGACGCGCCGACCGGAGATCGACAGCGTCGGTGCTTCGTCGGGAAACTGGAACGTGAAACTCGCCTCAATCACCGGCGGCCCGTCGAGGCTCACCGAGACGTTGTGCAGGCGCGACTCCAGCATCCCGTAGGTCGTGGGCGGGTTGGCCGGGGCAGCCAGCGTGATGCCGCCGTCGTTCTGGCCGACAACCGCCGACAAGGTCTTGGGGGCGAAGTGGGCGTTCCACACCTCGACCTGGCGGATCTGCGTCGACAGCAGGTTGCCCAATGCGATCTTTGCCGGCAGCAGATGGACGTGGTGATACCAGTCCTGCTCGAACTGACGAACCATGTTCCCCGCGAAGGTCGACACGATCTCGGCGACCGGCAGGTTGTTGGCCAGCGGGCCCGCATTCGGCGGATTGCTGTCCAGTGCGCTCGGGTACGGCAACGTCAGGGGCGCTGGCAGGAACTTGTACGCCGCGCCATAGGCGGGATCGGACGGCAGCCCGGAAGGCAGGATGGATCCAGCGTAGGTGGTCATTTCAGGAAGGCATAGCCGCCGTAGCTCATACTGAAGACCATCCAGTCGCTGCCGCCCAGCGTGACGATGTCCTTGTTGACGTACTGCCCGTTCATCCTCAACAGACGCACGCCAGGTGCATAGCCCATCATCGAGTAGAAGTAACTGGGCGTCGGGCGGCCGACTTCAACCGTGCAGGGATACAGGGGCGTCACTCCGTTGAAGGCAATGGGTGAATAGCTGTCGAGCTGGCGCGTGGTCGCGTTGTAAAAGGCCCGCACCGCATCCGTGCCGTAGGTGCCGACCTTCCACTTGTTGGTATTGCCATCGATGTCGGCCCGCACGTAGGTGCTGTAGGTGTCCGACAGGAAGGCTCCACCGGTGAAGGTACAGGTCTTGGTGATCGCGCCGAAGATAAGCGGCCCGTAAGTAGTGCTAGCCGTCTGCACGACGCAGTAACACCAGCCGTCGCCGCCGAAGAGGAAGTACTCGGCACTCCCCGACATCTGCGACACGGAGAACGAGCCCGAAGCGACGGTCTGCGAACTGTAGGCCAACCCGCTGTTGAAACTGGTCGAGCCGTACCACGCGATGTAGCTCGCGTAGGAATGCAGGTTAACGAACTGGCCACTGGCGGCGTGCTGCAGATGCAGACGGTAGTAACCCGCGTCTGCCTGATACATTAACTGCGCGTAGCCGCAGACCCCGGTGGCGAAGATCCGGATCTTGTCGAGGAGGTCGTTCGGCGAGGTGGTGATGCCGGATTGAAATGCCATTGATTACCTCACGCGAGCCGCATTACGCAAGTTTTAGGGCCCAGTAGTCGCTGTAGCCGGTGCGATACACGTCCTGCACGACCAGGTGATCGACGCCGCCGACGCTGATGATGTTTTCCGCTGCATTGGCGTAGCCGGGGACGCAGTAGCACCCTTCCATCTCCCCCAGGCCGGCGAGAATGAAAGGCAGCAGCGGGTAGGAGCCGTCCGGGCATTCCCGGGTGTTGCTACCCCAACTGTGCGGCCACATCGCCGACACACCCGTCCAGACGCCGGTCGGCGCGTAGTACGCGCCCGAATACCCAGACGACTTGGGCAGGTGGTTACGGTAGGTGTAGGAATTGCTCCAGCGCGTTGAACTGTTGTAGGTGCCGCCGACCAGGAGCGGGTACGGGTACTGCCCCGGCGTGGCGTAGGGCAGGAACAGGCCCAGATGCATCATTTCATAGTAGGTACCTGTCTTCGCTACCATCACAATGCGGCGGCCGTTGGCCACGATCCAGTAAGGCATAGCGGACGCCATCAGCAGCGCGTAGAACGTGCCGCTCGGGTTGTACTGGCCGTCGAACGTCTGCGCCGCATTCCAGCCGACGAAGCCGCGCAGTTTCCAGTTGCCGTAGTCCGCACCGGCCTCGGACAGGATGCCGACGTTGATCTGGTCGGTGCCGGCCAATCCCGGGCCCTGCAGCACCAGTTCGGCGGGCGGCCCGGGTACCCAGCGCAAGACCGACCAGCGCTCGTTGGCGGGCAGCATGTCCTGGGTGACGAACTGCTTGAGCCGGTTCAGCAGATCGAGATAGTCGGTGGCAGTGCCACTGGTAAAAGCCATGGCTTACCTCAGCAATTCACGCACGGCGGAACCGTTGCGCGAGAGCACGTTGAGAATGGTTTTTTCACCGGCGGCGGAATTGAGATAGTCGGCCGCCATGCCGGGATCGATGACGTTGACGATGCGCACGGATTGCGACGGCGCGGCTGCCGGGGCTTGGGCGATCTCAGGCACCAGACCGCCATCGGCGAAGGCCAGGCGAGGGCCAGACCAGCGCGGAACAAACAGGCCGCCGTTCAGAGCGTGCAGGAAGTCCGCGCCCACCCGGCGCACGGCCTCGGCGCGCAGCACATATTCCCCGGCGGACAGGCGTGCCGGGATCGAGTCCGAGGTCGAAGTTCCTGGCCCGCTCACCAGACCACCCGTGGCGAAGCCCTTGAACAGACCGCTGATGAAAGCGCCAAATCCCCCACTGCCACCACCACCTCCCATCGCGCCAAACAGACTCTCGGCGAGTTTCTGTGAAGCGATCCGGTTGATCGACGCCAGTACGCTGCGCGCAAAATCGGCGAAGGCATCCTTGGCTGACTTGGCACCCGAGCCGATCTGCTCGAACATCGTGGCAAAGGCGTTCTGGGTGTCACCATTGATGCGTACCGCCACCTCGTCCGTCACAGTCTTGAGGCTGGCGATCTCGATCTTCAGCCGCGCCACCCGATTGACCGCCTCCTCGGAGCCGGTCGATTGCGCGAGTTGCTCCATCTTGGGGATCAGTGCTTCGACTTCCCGTGCCGTCTCGGCCTGCAAACCCAGCAGCGTCTGCCGCATCTGGGTTTCGGTGATGAGCCCCGCCTCCTTTTGCACCTGGAGTTCCCGACCCCGCAGCGACAGCCGCTCGGTCGCGGTCTGGTACTGGCTCTCGAAGCGGGCCAGTTCCGCCAGATCCGACTCGACATCGATCAGCCGCGCCACATCCTGAGTGCCGGCGGTGTCGCCCATGCGCTGCAACTGCTCAATCAGGGGCTGATACTCGCGTTGCAAGCGGGCGCGTGTACTGTCACCACCCGTGCCAC